TAGACTCTTCTCCTCATTGACCTGTGAACTCAACGTTGGATTGTATACAAAACTTTGTAGATTCGCAGCAGACCGTCACTATCATATACAGTTAAAAGATAGTCCTTATGGTCTACCCAACGCAACTAACAAGGTGGATCATCAGAAATTAGTTTCCTCGCAAGCTATGTGGAACATGCCTTTCGCTCCTCGCGATTATCAGTATGATGCTATTGTACATGGTATAGAACGCAAACGCTGTCTTTTGCTCTCGCCCACAGGTTCTGGTAAATCATTCATAATCTACAACTTGATGCGCTGGTATCTTAATCAACATGAGAAGTCGGTACTGATAGTGGTTCCGACTACATCGTTGGTTGAGCAGATGTACAAAGACTTTGAGGACTATGGATACAAGGTGTCTGAGCATTGCCATAGAATTTATTCTGGCAAAGATAAAAAGACTGATAAAAGAGTTATCATAACAACTTGGCAGTCAGTTTACAGACTAGGCAAGGAATGGTTCGAACAGTTTGGTTGTGTATTTGGAGACGAGTGCCACTTGTTCAAGGCAAAGTCTCTAACCACTCTGATGAACAAGTGCTTTGAAGCAGACTACAGGTTTGGCACCACAGGCACACTTGATGGTACGCAGGTGAACAAACTTGTGCTAGAAGGATTGTTTGGTCCGACTAAGCGAGTAACATTCACTCGAGACCTACAGGATAAAGGTACACTGGCGAAACTAAAAATAGATGTATTAGTTCTTGACTATTCAAAAGAATTGCGTAGAATTAATGTAGGGCGAACATATCAAGAGGAAGTTGACTTCCTAGTTGGACATGAACCTAGAAACAAATTGATACGCAATCTAGCGTTGACACAAACAGGTAACACTTTGGTGCTGTATCAGTTTGTAGAGAAGCACGGCGAAGTGCTCTATAAAATGATTAAGGAAAAATCTAATTCAGTGTTCTATGTGCATGGTGGTACGGACGTTTCGGATAGAGAATCAATTAGGGGCATCGTAGAGGGATCAAAAAATGCTATCATCGTTGCAAGTCTTGGCACTTTTTCTACTGGCATTAACATTAGGAACCTCCATAACATTATTTTTGCAAGTCCATCTAAATCACAAGTCAAAGTTTTACAATCAATCGGACGTGGTCTTAGAAAAGCAGATAACGGGCAAGACACAAAACTCTACGATCTCTGTGACGACTTACAATGGCAGTCGAAAAAGAACTTCACCTTGAACCACTCAGGCGAACGTATTAAAATATACAACAGAGAGAAGTTCGATTACGAACTTCATAAGGTGCATATATGAAGATTAGTAGACCTTCATTGGGACAGTTCTATCTTGTAACAGGTGAATGGATAGTTGCTCAAATATTAGAAAATGACGAAAATCATTACCTAGTAGATCATGCTGTTTTAATTAAAGACTTAGAAGATGATGATTTTGAAAACGAAATGGAAGGAAAGCAATATTACATTATGAGACCTTTCCTAAAGTACACTGATAACTTAGAAACATCTTGTGCTATAAATCCAATATCAATAGTTTCGTTGTCTACCCCATCCGATACCCTTATTGATCAATACTTACAATCTTGCCAAACTATGCAGGAAGTATTAGGTAATGGCGACCAACCAGAACCTATAACGAATACAGGCAATATAGTAACTTTTAAACCAAGGGATTGACTTTTTAATCTTTTTAGGGTACAATATCCTATAGTTGATATTTTTTGGAGTGATAATGAAACCAAACGAACGTCCACATTATGTGAATAATGCAGAATTTTCACAAGCGGTGGTTGATTATGTAAAAACTGTCAGAATGGCAAGAGACAAAAAAGAATCAGATCCCATTGTACCTGACTATATCGCCCGTTGTTTTTTGAAAATCGCTGAGGGGTTGTCTCATAAATCTAATTTTGTTAGATACACTTATCGTGAAGAGATGGTAATGGATGCAGTGGAGAACTGCTTGAATGCTATCGGTAATTACAACATAGAAGCAGCGACCCGCAAAGGTAAACCAAATGCATTTGGATACTTTACTCAAATTTCTTGGTACGCATTTATTCGGAGAATAAAGAAAGAAAAAAGGCAACAAGATGTTAAATTAAAATTCCTTGCAGAATCTGGTATTGAAGAATTTATGATTGATCCAGATGAAGATCCGCAAGTAGCAAAGGCAGTCCAATCCTTTGTTGATAATCTCCGTCGCCGTATAGATGAAGTAAAAGAAAAAGATGCTAAAGTTGAAGAATATAAGCAAGTAACAAAAGTCGTAAACCGTAAAAAATCATTTCAATATGACTCTGACTTGTCCGACTTCCTAGAGGAATAGTTTTGAAGTTTGCTATACTTAACGATACTCATTGTGGTATCAGGAACTCCTCAGATATTTTTATTGATTACCAAGAACGCTTCTACAACGAAGTGTTCTTTCCTTATCTGAATGAGAACAACATTAAGCATATCGTCCACCTTGGCGATTATTACGAGCACCGAAGGTTCATTAACTTTAAGGCACTGAACAGTAATCGTAAAGTGTTCCTTGAAAGATTGCGTAAAGATAAGATTACTATGGACATCGTTCCTGGTAACCATGACACGTACTATAAGAACACAAACGAACTTAATTCATTGAAGGAACTACTCGGACATTACATGAACGAGGTGAACATTGTTCAGCAAGCAAAAGTTCTTGACTATGATGGATTGAAGTTCGCCTTGGTTCCTTGGATCTGTCAGGACAATGAAGAAGAAATTAACGAGTTCCTTATTAATTGTAAAGCAGATGTTGTTGGCGGTCACTTTGAGTTGAATGGATTTGACATGCTTCGTGGAGTGCCTTGTACTCATGGTATGTCTGCTGATAATCTCCGCAGGTTTGAGTTGGTGCTTTCTGGTCACTATCACTGTAAGTCTAACCAAGGTAACATTCACTATCTTGGGTCGCAGATGGAATTTTTCTGGAACGACGCGCACGACGACAAGTTCTTTCATGTGTTCGATACTGATACTCGCGAACTAACACCTGTCCGTAATCCTCTTACTTTATTTCATCGTATCCGTTATGATGATGAGAAAGAAGATTATAACAAGATGGACTTGTCCATACTTGATAAGAGATTCGTGAAGGTTGTTGTTATCAACAAGACCGACGGATTCATGTTCGATCGCTTCATTGATAGAATTCAGCAACGCGATATCTATGATCTAAAAATACAAGAGGACTTCAATGAGTTTACTGGAGCATCAGTTAGTGACGAAGGACTTGAGGTAGAAGATACTTCGACTCTATTATCTCAATACATTGATAATGTAGAAACTATTTTAGATAAAGAAAGAATTAAAAGAGAGATGAACGATCTTATGCTAGAAGCGCAGACCTTAGAGGTATCATAATTATGCTGCCAGTTATAGATGCAGGTTTTGATCATAATGACTATAAAATTTCCACTAACTGCGAAGCATATGAAATCCCTCCTGTGTATATTGCTAGTGTAGCATCCCCGATTGGATCTCATTATTGTGGATGGGCAATGCGAAGCATTTTACATTGTCATCTATTAGGTATAAAATTTATGGCATACCGTGCACCTATAGAATCTATACGAAATTTACCAGATGAGGTTAAGAAGTACTGGATTTATGATAAAAAACCGCCCTTTATTTGGGTCAATGGAGAATACATCGGCGGATATTATGATCTTTTAGAAAGGTTTCCTATCTTATGATTAAGTTTACTTCAGTCAGATACAAGAATTTTTTGTCCACAGGGAATAACTGGACTGAAATTAATTTAACATCTAGTAAGCATACACTTGTTGTTGGACAGAATGGTTCGGGTAAGTCTACTATGCTAGATGCGATATCCTTTGCTCTCTTTGGTAAGGCACATAGGAATATTAATAAACCACAGTTAGTCAATTCTATCAACAATAAAAAATGTGAAGTTGAAGTTGAGTTTAATATAGGTTCTAAAAAATATAGAGTATTTCGTGCACTGAAACCAGGAAGATTTGAAATATATGTTGATGGGACTTTATTGAATCAAAACTCACACAACAAAGAATATCAAAAAGTTCTTGAACAAAATATCTTGAAACTCACGCATAAAACCTTTCATCAGGTTGTTGTACTGGGTTCTTCTTCCTTCACTCCGTTTATGCAATTATCCGCATACAACAGAAGGGAAGTTATTGAAGACCTTTTGGATATTAATGTTTTTTCTAAGATGAACGCTCTGTTGAAAGAACAGAATGCTACGTTAAAAGAAAAAATTAATCAAGCATACCATGACATTGAGATCAACGAAACTAAAACTGAAGCACAAAAGAAATACATCCGAGATATTTCTAAACTCAATCATGACGCCAAGCAGGAAAAGGAAGAACTCATCCAGCGATATAAGGATGAGAAAGAACAACACTTCGCCGCCATCTCTGCCCTGAACGCCAAAGTCATTGCTAACAATGAAGGGTTACAAGAGGAAAACTTGGCGGCGACTAACGAGGTTCATGATCTACGAGAGGCGAACACTGAGATACAAACCAAGATTAAGGCACTTGTAAAGGAAACAAAGTTTTATGAAAATCACTCCTCCTGTCCCACCTGTGAACAAGACATTGACGAAGAACTCAAACGAGGGAAACTCGAACAGGCAAAGAAAACAGCAGCAGAGTTTCAATCACGTCTTATTGAAATCGCAGCGCAAACTGAAAGAGCAACAGAACGATTAAAGGAGTGCCAAGACAGGCAGAGTTTAAGTTTTGGTTGGGGAACCGAGATACAATCTTTAAATGATCTCATTACTAAATGTGACAGTGAAATACAGATTGTACAATGGGATCTTGATCATCTCTCTAATGATAAATCTGATCTCGCCAAAGCGAACGATGAATACGATATTTTGGTTAAAGAGTATCATAACTTGATGGAGTCTAGAAATAAACTAAACGATCAAGCAGCATACAACAGCGTGATAGCAGAGATGCTCAAGGATACTGGTATCAAGACCAAGATTGTCAAGCAGTATCTGCCTGTGATAAATACATTAGTAAATCAATACCTCTCTATACTTGACTTCTATGTTCATTTTGATCTCAATGAAAGTTTCCAAGAGACTATCCGTTCGCGTTTCCGTGATGCTTTTACATATGATTCGTTTTCCGAAGGCGAGAAGCAACGTATAGATTTAGCACTTCTGTTTACTTGGCGACAGGTTGCCAAGATGAAGAACAGCATCAGCACTAATCTCCTAATCCTCGACGAGACGTTTGACTCATCGTTAGACGAAGCAGGCATCGAAAACCTGATGAAAATTATACATACTCTCGGTGACGATACTAACGTCTTTATCATATCACATAAAGGTGATATGCTGGAAGGTAAATTTGATTCTAAGATTGAATTTATCAAGGATAAGAATTTTTCTAAAATGAAAGCAGCATGAAAATACCTGTTCGATTAGTCAAGGAGTTTATAACACCAGAAAGAGCAGAAAAAGAAGCTGCTCTCATGGACTTCGCGCACGAAAACTTTCCTGGTACTATGCGAGATGGTCAAGTGAATGGCGCTGAATCTTGGTATGGAATTCATTGGGAGTTATTAGAGGATTGCGCTGAGTTAGTTTCTGATTTGACTGGATACGAACTTCTACCTGCATACACCTACACCAGATTGTATCATAAAGGTAATTCTATGGATCCTCACCGAGACAGACCATCTTGTGAATTTAATGTTTCGGTCAACCTTCGTAATGTTGGCGGTACTTGGGATTTTTGTTGGTATGATGATGAAGAGCAAGAACACAGCGTTTCTATGGAACAAGGAGATGCCACCATTTATGATGGGCATAACACTACTCATTTCCGTAGACCCTGCCCTGTCGAAAATGTTTATCAAACTTTTCTACATTATGTTGACGCGAATGGTCCTTATGCAGGAAACGCAAACGAGTATCTGAAAAAAAGAACGTGGCAAAGGTTTTCTCTAAGAGATGAGAAAGCATGGCTTGACAAATTGAACAGAAAGTAGTATAATGGTTGCTATGGAAAAAATTAATATCGGAAATTACTCTTGGTCTAAGTTCGTTGGCGACGAAGGTCAAGATGTTTACATCGCAAACTTTCTTGAGTCAGAAGATAAAGTTCTGGGGCAGTTTGTAGATAAAGAAAATTACGACATTTTGATCGAAGGCGATACTGACTTCTATCTTCCTAATTCAGGTCTGGACGAAGATGAACTTAATGAAGATAGGATTGCTTTTAAGTTTCGTAAGGGAGTATTTACTCAGGAAGAACAAGATGGTGCACTCGCAGGTTTGTTTGACGCAGCAGTTGAGTCGAACAATCGTGGACTAGCAGCAGGTCCTAGAGAAGGTAAGTCGTACAATCGAGAATGGGTTACAGCATTTCAAAGGGAAGTGTTAGATTGGTACATAAAAGGTCAACCGCAAAGTGTTATGGGCGACGATCCAATTGAAGAAATTCGTGCGAAAACACATAAAGAACAAGCAAGAGGTGAGGTCTGGTTGACTACTGCTATCGAGAAAGAGTTTGGTGCATATGAAAACTTTTTCCCTGAGTGCATGCGCCGACTCGCTGAGTTGACCGTAGGTCTTGGGGACAGTCCAGACGTTCATGCGGCATCTATATATGCCAAACGTATCCGAGAGCAGTGTATTTCCGATACTTCCTATGCATCTGCTATCTGGTCAGGCATCGCTGGGTTCTATGGTCGATACCCACGTATCCCTTATGGTCGCGCGACTTCATACGTTGACCACAACCGTGAGAAGTTTGAGAAGTCATATCCTTTTGCTCGTAAACTCGATAAGACCTTCGCTGAGTTGTTGCCTGTACGTTATGATAGACAGAAAGCATTTGCTGATAGATTAGATAAACGATTCTTGATTGGCGAGGATACAACCTTCACCACGATTACTGTTAACACAACCACCAAAGATCGTAACGCACGTATGGCGTGTCACCGAGACCAAGGTTCGCTCGTCCCAGGATTCTCAAACCTAACTGTGATCAGCGATGGTAAGAGAAACTGGAAAGGTGGTTATCTTGTTTGCCCTGAAGTTCGTGTTGCTATCAACGTTCGTCCAGGAGACCTGCTACTCGTCGATAACATGCGAGTGATACATGGTAACACTCCTATCGAAGCTCCAGACTCAGGTGAAGATGACTTGATGCGTATGTCGCTGGTCTATTACTTCCGAGAGGATATGGACAAGTTGGGTTCATGGGAGTATGAGTCTTATCGTAAACAATACGTTGATGATCGACGACTCAATAAAGAGCATAAGTTGTGGCGTGAGTATTGGAATGGTGTTTCGCCTAACATGTGGTCAGAGTCAGAGTGGTATGAATATCTTGAGAGTAAGGGTGGTAAGTCTATGGTGATGGAATATCATCCTGAAGCATATCAACAAGCAGGAACGCTTGAGGAGTTTTTCGGATGAGAGTTGGGTTTACCTGTAGTGCTTTTGATCTGTTGCATGCTGGTCATGTGCAGATGCTTCGTGATGCCAAAGACCAATGTGATTATTTGATTTGTGGATTGCAGGTAGACCCGACTCTTGACCGTCCTAACAAGAATCAACCTATTCAAACTGTCGTCGAACGATACACTCAACTGAAGGCAGTCAGTTATGTTGATGAGATTATTCCATACTCTACTGAGGCAGACCTAGAAGATATCCTAGCGATGTATCATATCAACGTGCGTATCCTCGGAGAGGAGTATCGCGATAAAGATTTTACTGGTAAAGATATTTGTCGTAAACGCGACATCGATCTATACTTTAACAAAAGAGATCACCGATTTAGTTCTAGCGATTTGAGGAAGCGAGTCTGTGAGAACACC